TCTATAATCACTTAATCAATCGACTTAGCCGTTAGATAGAGAGTTTTAAGGTAAACCCTCTATTTAAGGGTGGCTATGTAATACCGCCACCCTTAAATGTTTATTTACGATTGAAGAACTTCCAAGATTGGTCACAATGTTTGAGTTCTTCAAGTGGTGTAGAATATAGCGGAAAGGATAGAATCAAAGATTCGTATTCTTCATCTGTTATATTCGGATGCTCGTCTAAATAATCAGACGCATCACATAAGTAACACATAGTCACCTCATTTGTTTGTAAATGAGGGAGTTTTCTTTAAAAAATGGGGGGTACGGGGGGCATTTCAGCCCCCCGAATTTTCATTTCCTTCTGTCGATCCTTTCCATCTCTTCTTCCGTTCTACCATCACCAAATTCCGTATTATACGGATAATCCTCTGTAGTATCCATTGGATGTCCTTCATGTTCCTTCATTGGCTTCCCATCTGCTGGAGCCCAATAGCCACCATCAGATATTCTGCAACCACCTACCTTATCATATAACCATAAGCAGAAGTCTTCATAGCCAATGTCCTTATATGAACCACTTTCATAGAACCACATATCAATCTGATTCTCATTCTCATCATACCAACCAGAGAATTCGTCTTCGTCTGTTACTTCTTGGCTGTAACAGGCAGGACAACCATCGTGGTGGTAATGTAGTGGTTCACTGAAGCGACACTGATATTGGGCAATATACATACCATATCTAAAAGGGATACGAGTATATATTGACCAAAGCATTAGATTCATCTTGGTTATCATCATTAGGCGTAATTTCATCATTCTTACGCTAAATGTAGGATAAAACAACTTACTCATCGTAGTACCTCACAATTTAATGGTTAATTAAGAAGATGGACACCGAAAGCTATTCCATTGGAAGACTTACATCGGTATCCACCACAAATAAGGGAGTTTGTGTAATTGAGGGGCGTTTCAGCCCCTCTAATGTTGCCATGATATTACACGTACCACCGAAGCTTATTCAGGTTTACATTAGCTTCTTTACGCTAATGAGGGAAGGTTCAGCTTCCATACATCCGCAGTACAGCCAAAAGGCCCAACTGGAATCCACTTACCTGTATCTGTGAACAGATCAAGGTTAGTTAGTTCCTCAAGCGGTTCATTCTCGCTGTATACTTTAGCGAAGAATTCACCATCATTGAGAATATGCGCAAATTCAGGTACATTTACTGAAAGTGTCGCATAAGATTCCCAGTGTTCCCCTGTCATGTCAGGATAATCCTCTGATGTACAGAGACATTCTAACAGTACGGCTGGATTTCCATCATTGTACTTAGTAATAACTGCTCTAAGTACTTCGACTTCATCACTGTATGGGTTACTAAACTCACCTAAGTGGATAGTATCCATCTGAATAAGAGGGAGCTTTAAAAAAAGGGGGCATAAAGCCCCCTAATTTCATCCCTCTATCTTATTACCATGCTCGTCACGCATATCATTGATACGGCATAGTTCATTGTATTCCTCTGTTTCCATATCTATGTCGTATGCAGTGATTGCGTCATGCATAGCAGATTGTGCTTCAATATCCTCTGCGTAATTATCCATTTCATATTGATACTTAGCATAACCTACCCTCTCATTATCCTTGCACTTGGGGCAAGGATGTACTGCTGTGCATTCTCTGCTAAAGAGGAAGTCCTTGAAGGATATGTTACTGTCTTCCATCTGCCATACGGCATATTTAAAGCCGAGTTTATAGCCAATTAGCCCACCGATAACTAGTGCTAATGCTGTGATTATTAGTAGTTCTACTATCATTTGATACCTCACAGTTAATGTGTTAAGGGGATGTCTTTTACCGATCTTTTGATCCCCGTAAACAAAAGGGAGAGGGGGGCGTTACAGCCCCCCAGTTCCTTTATTTACTATATGACGATAGGTTCGTCACTGTCCATCTTGTCGCAGAATTCCTCGTATGTATCTGACTGACTAAATGCCTTAGACTCATTCTTCACTGATTTAGGATCAGTTTCAGGGTCATAGTCCAGCATACCAGCTTTGTGACAAGCTTCTTCGAATTCCTCAATAGTATCACAGTCACGTGCAATAGCTATTGAATCAGTGTAGAACTTAGAGTTCTTCACTAGGTTACTTGCAACAAGTACACCTTTCATATCAAGGAAGGTTTCTTTACAGAACTTACCCATTTCCTTTGATTCACGATAGATGCGTTTGCTTCCTTCAACCGCAACATACTTGGTTGCAAAACCAAGTGCAATGGCTGTAAAACCTACGGCTTTAGCCGTGTTTGTTATGATATTCCATATCATAGTAACTACCTCTAGAGTTAGGTATTATAGATAGCTTGTGCTATCCATACATGAGGGAGCTTTCAACGTAGAGTGTGGATTAGTACAATAAGTACCTTGGTACTGGTATAGTGCGCACCTGATGCACAGGGTATGAGAGTGTGGGCAGTGCGTGGTTACACACGCTGCGCTCACGCCTCATAGGGTGTGCCAGCTGTGCGGTAGGGTGGGTATCCCTAGGGTACTGAGCGTTGTGGACACACAACGCAACCTTTATCACGGGTGTAAGGGGGGCATGGGGTTGTATTCGAACCCAACGAATAGTTTCAACCCGATGCAACCCGACACCCGTGTTTAATGGGGGGTACTTATTGATCCCTTTGCCCCACTCTCAGTCTAGATGCAATTTTTCGGAACACTACTACTAACTGTTAGTATTACTATTGATTAATACCAGCAATTAAAGGTATACTTTAGGTATATGGCAAGAGAGAAACAGGCACGTTATGAAGTATTTAATACCACTACTGGTAAATGGGAAGTAGCATATCTCAAGGAAACTGAGCTAAATGATGCAAGAGTAGCATTTGAGAGTGATTGGCAATTATATGAAGCTGAAAAAAGGATCGTAGAGACTATTATAGATCAAATTTGCAACCCTAGTGTTCACAAGAGAGGGGATTAACACCCTTTCTTTAATGTATACATATAATCTTTTATTAAGTATACATTGCGAATGTATACATTAGATGGTAACATATGTATACATTAAAATAAATCCACCGCTTATGCCATGATTACATTAGATAGGAAAATAAATAATATAAAAAGGTTGTTCAATGTTTACAGCAAGGCTGAAGCAGATGAAAAAGAGGTGGAGTATATCTATTGGAAAGAAGCTACTGCTAATAACTATGCTATTTCTGATGATAACTACGTATTCCGTGTAATTTCTAAGAAAACCTATAAAGATAAGTACGGAGCAGCACGCAGCTTTTACAAGTTTCCCTTTGGAAACAAGTGGGGTGGTAAGAAAGCTGTCTTATACTTTAAATCCTATCAGAGTGGAGAGATTCAGGAAAATTGGGAAAAGAAGGAGATGGGCAAAACACGCACTAAAAACGCTGTGAATGCCTATGTAGCCATGATGTTGTCTAAAAAACCAATAGATTGGAATATATTAGGCAATATATACCGTCCCGATCAAAAGATACCGAGTGCAACAGTAAAGAGGTTATTTAAAATGGATAAAGTTCAACAAATGGTCGAAATTAAGACCAAATCAGTACTTGCTGATAAAGGTATCACCAAGGATTCAATAATACAGACCATCCTAGATGCTATTGAAGTAGCAAGACATAAACAGGATGCAGGTAATATGTTAAAAGGTGCAGACAACCTTGCTGATTATCTGGAAATGAAACCAACCAAGCGAATGATAACCGATACTATGCAAATTGACGTTACTTCAGAGATCGCAGATCAAATAGAGAAGGAAGAAAAGCGGTTATTGGTAACTCGAGAGTCTAAATCCACTGAAAAGGATGAAGAATGGAGAGAACCAATGCAATTTAACGGGAATGAAGCGTAATACCTGTCCTGTAGACCTATTTATGCAAGCCCCAATGTCGCATAGGCTGTCTTACAACTACGATTTAGACGTTAATCCAATATATTATGAAGAAGACCTATTAGACAGAGAACTACTGCATCGGCTCGATGCTGATGAGCCAGAAGACCTGTCGGTATGGAATAATCAGATCGCTAGGTTAATTGGTAGGCCATATCATGCTTTTGATCCAAGCTGTATGTGCATGAGCTGCTTAAATGAATGGTATCACGCACTCAATGGCTAATAGTACACATTCTAAACTGCGTGAAAGCATGATTCTATTTGGTAAGATTATCATGCCTAATATGTTTTCAGCACCTAGTCCAAAGTTTCATTATGAAATAGCTAAAGAATTAATGGACGATGAAGTAAAACAAGTAAATATCATCGCACCTAGAGGACACGCAAAATCTTCTATCGTTGGAGGCGTGTATCCGCTATATCACTTAATGTTTGATAAAGGGAAAAAGCTTGTTGTACTAATTTCTAGAACACAAGACCATGCTGTTAAACTATTAGGAACAATAAAAGATACTCTTGATTATTCTTCTCAATTTAGAAGCGTATTTGGTTATTGGGGACAACACAGTGCAAAGCAATGGTCTAAGAGCGAAGTGACGCTAAAGGACGGTTCTGTTGTCATATGTAAAGGCACAGGACAGCAACTGCGTGGTATAAAGGTTGGCAATCAAAGACCAACTCTTATTATTGTTGACGATCCAGAGGACGAGAACAATACCAAGACCGCAGAAGCTATGGAACAGAACCTGAGATGGCTATTGCAATCTGCCGTACCCTCACTAGACCCACTGCGTGGCAAGATAGCAATAATAGGGACACCGCAGCATCAGCGCTGCATTGTGGAAACCCTAAAGGAAATGGATGGCTGGAAGAACATGATGTTCAAACCAGACCTTCCCAACAATATAGCATTATGGGAAGAATGGCAATCCATTGAGAAGTTAAAAACTAAAAAAAGGGAATTGGAGAGCATTAATAGATCATCTGTCTTCTATCGTGAGTATCTATGTGAGATAGTGGGCGATGAAGATCA